CTCAAGAGCAGTTAAGTTCATAGCGTCTTGCTCTGAGTGTGGATCGTCAATAATTAATAGGTCTGCACCTCGACCTGTAATAGCTCCACCAACACCTGATGCAAAATACTCGCCACCTTGTGCAGTTTCCCAGCGACCTGCTGCTTGTGAATCTTCCCTAAGTCTAGTTGGGAATACTGATTTGTATTCTTCTGTGTCCATTAATGTTTTTGCCTTACGCCCGAACCGTATGGCTAGTTCTCCTGTGTGGGTTGTTTGAATAATTTTTAGTTTTGGATTTCTACCGATCATCCAGGCAGGCAGCAAGGAACTGGCGAACTCTGACTTTGTATGCCTTGGTGGCATATTAACAATAAGTCTTTTAATTTTACCTTTAGATAATTGATTAAATTTATCTGCAATAATTTTATGATGTGCACCTTCAATAAAATCTGGCCACATGTGTTTTACAAAACTTAAAAAATCAGACTGTATATGTGATATTTTTTTCTTCTCACTAAACCTTAAGTACATCTTCATAAAGTCTTTACGTACGTCAGGTGGTAATTTTTTTATTTTTTCTAAGTCTATTTCCATATATTTTTTTGCAAAATTTTTTAAGGTTGATTTTGGAACCCACAACGTTTTTACAGGCTAAGACCGTCTAAATCAAGCAATAAAGGGTAGATATAGGGACCCCTTTTTATACAGTATAAAACAAACAACATAGACTGCGCAAAAATGCAACCTATGCTGGTACCTCTATTGATGTATGTATGGAAGCGCGCCCCGCAGGGGCGCACAACCTGTGATTGATTGTTAGTCTAGTAGTGTCATGTATGCTGGTACATTTAACCTGCTAAACTTATCTAATTTCTTTTGCATTGTATCGTAGTCCTCGTTAACTTCTGCAGTCTTAATGTCCATGTATAGTTTGTGTTCCTGTTCAGTTAACATTGCTGACTGACCAGAGTAGGGGTTCGTTGTTTTAATCTTTGTTGTCATATATATATATATCCTTTCAATATCCCTTATAGTCCTATTCTGTTTGTGTGTCAACCCCTCGTTCAGTTATGTTTGTAGTTATGTAATCGCTGTTATCCCAACTATTCTGCCTAACCTCTTTTACTACATCAATCGGTGTTTCAAGTGGCGTGTTACGTGGTGCGATTGCAACTATACGTTCTGCGTGTGTGTTAGCAAACTGAGTGTAACAACCTTGACTACAAAAGTATTTAAGAAAAGAATCTTGATGATATTCATATTGTTTTACTTTTTTAGTTCTTAGGACCTTGCTACCTTTACTACCTCTTATCCTGTCCTGTGTATGTGACTTATGACACTTAGGACCATGGCACCATTTATAATCGCTCATATATAAAATGTCAGTATTACAACTGCCCCTATTATTGCTATCATAATTTCTATTCCCTCCATTTTTTCCTCTCTTTCAGTTTCCATAGTTTTCTGTCGTAGTGTGCTGCCATCATTTCTGATACGACAAATAATAAAAAACCTACAATCATAAAACCTACACCGATATATAATATTAAATTGTAATCAATCATATTTTTATTTGCACTTTCCCAGTGGCATTTCTCCAACCGTCTGCGTCTAAATCCCAATAGTTCAAACAAGATTTACCATTTTTTGTAGTGTATAAACCCTTATCACTAGGTGTTCCGTCTGGTTTATCATACTGACCTTTACGTGTGATAAACTTTGCGTGTTTCTTTGCGAAGTAAGTTATGTAAAACATTGTATACCTTTCTATTTTGTTTATAGGACTATCCTATTACAGATAGCCCTATGTGTCAAATGTTAGTTCACACTCTCATATTGTTTTCTCGCTAGTATTTTTGCTTCTCTAGTGTTGGTTGATTGTTTATTCTTCATACCCTTAATCATGTTAGCTAGATTTGTAGGGTTATAAATTGTCAAGCCTGTTGAATTAGTTTTAACTAATTCAGCTTCATCAACATTGATACCTAGTTCGGTTGCAAGTTCTATGCCCTCACTTAAATATCTATATGCTTTCAAACCAATCTTTAATTGGTCAGCTTGTTTAGTTATACTTGACACCCACGTTGTGTGCTTTGATACAACAGTTGCTTTTGCCATTCTCCATTTCTCAAACTGTTGATACTCGTCTTTAGTACAGGCTATGGCTCTACTTCTACAATAAGAAGTACCAATGACATCAGCATAAAATGGTGCATTGAAATCTTTAGTCATTCCAATACTGTCATCATTTTGACTATAACCACTACTGTCTTTGCCGAGTTCCTTATTACACATATCAACGTGCTTTGTTTTATATGGGTTGCTATCCTTACCAGATTGTTGAGGTAAAATATCTGGGTTGCAACCTTTAGATTTTAATTCTTCTCTAAAATATGCGTGGGCAAATTGGTCTTGATCATCTCTACTATAACCCTCTTGTCCATCTAGGTTGCCATATAAACCAAAATCAAAATGTGATTTAGTTTCTTTACTCTCGCCCTCGTCATCTACATCTTCATTATGTGCAAAGTAAAAGCATTTATCTTTTGCTACTACATCACAGGGGTCGCCATATTTTTTCTTAAAGACACGTAGTGTTGCTACATCTTCTTTAGGATATGATCTCTCTACAACTTCTTTGGCTATTGAAAATGTAAAGTTCTGTTCTGCATTAAAATCTTCTCTTGATTTTAAAAATGCTTCTCGTTCTTCTGTGCTTTCATTCTCAAACACATCTTTTATTTTATTGAACAGCTTGTTTCTAAACTCGGTGTTCATACGTATTTTTGCTGACATATAACCTTTCTTTGTTTGTTTATAATAGTCCTATAATATCCCTTGACAAATAGATTGTCAACACCTATATTGAGTTAGGTATTACAAGTTAATAGCTTGTAGTCCTTTCGGGTTTAGACTGGAATGTTAGGAGGTAGGTGCAAACCGTAAACTTCAGTTCCAGCTTGAGCCCAGAGTACAGAAAGACTGCGGGATATAAACCGCTATAACATAGGTCGTGAAATAGCGTTGCGCATTAGATGGCAAATTCTAGAATGACCCATCCGCCTATGTGGCTTCTGTATTCTGGGGTCAAGTAGGTCTTAAGATTTAGGCGCGGGCTAGCTGTTAGCTAAACGCCTACTTAACCATTGGGGATATGGTTGTGATTAACAAAAACACTATGCACAACCTATCACTCAATTTTTTTAAATTAAAAAAGCTTCAAGCTTCAAGCTTCAAGCTTCAAGCTTCAAGCAATAATAATACTTGACATCATAGTAGGATAATATATGATGGTGATATCCCGTTTGCTGGTATCCGGATTTAAAACTCAAACCAGCACTGATGTGTAGTCACCTTAAAAGAGGTGGCATCAGTAACGCCGAACCCCTGCGGGATTAGCTGCATAGTTCAGCTCCATGCGTGGGGACCAGGCACAACAGAAAGGATACGATGAAACTAAATAAATTAATTAAAAAAGTAAATAAAGAGAATGCACCGCCGGATGGTTGGAGGCTTGAAGACAAACCAGAAGCAAACAAACAATACGCACTAACGGGTGGCCCTGGTGATAAATGCATTCTTAATGGTAACAGCTGGAAAGAGTCTGAAGTAAATGAAAAAAATTAAACACAATGACCTGTTAGGATCTGGGGTCAAGAAATGCGCGAACGGCGCGCTTGGCCAAGCTTCAAGCTTGACAGGACTTGTAGTATCCTATAAGTTCCTACGTAACAGAAAGATATAAAATGGAAACAATAAACTATAATAACCAGCAAGTGATGCTACTTAACGCTTTGCGAAGACAAGCAAAGTCCGGAATGCTTATGACTAACCCAAGAGTGACTGGGTATACATCATTTGCAAAAGCGGTCCTTGCTTTTATCAATGATCCTAAAGCACCAAAAACTTGTAAAAAACTTTATGAATATTTAGTGAAGAATGGATACTACGAAGGATTGGATATTCATCTTGCGTAAAAGAATTAAACACAATGACTTATTGCCATGGTTCCTGGAGGACCATGGCCAGCTGCCGTCTTCATACCTGGAGAGCACAAAGAAATTTTTTGATTCTATATGCTGGCCTAGATACTATGGTGGCGGACCAGATTTAAATGGAAAAATTTTTAGATTAAAAAAGCCTCAAGCGGCAAGCGGCAAGCTCAAAGCGGCAAGCGTCAAGCTTTCGCCACAATTAAATGATAAACAAAATTAGAAAGGTTATATATGAAAACAAGTGAAGCTCTAAAACTAGTCGGAGGCTTGAGCAAACCTTCAAAAATGCCTGGCTGGGCCTATGGTATACCGGCCAAAGAGTGCAAGACAGGAAGCAAACTGGTGAAGGTCGCTGGCAGCACGTGCGAGGGCTGTTACGCTCTTAAGGGTTGTTATGTTTTTAAGGTGGTTCAGGATGCACAGTATCGAAGACTGGCAAGCATCAAGTCGCCGCTATGGGTTGGAGCTATGGCTCTTCTCATTAACAGTAAGAAGTCGAAGGTGTTCAGGTGGCATGACTCTGGCGACGTGCAGGACGAAGCTCACCTCATGAAAATTTTTGCGGTGTGTAAACTTACACCTGGAACCCGTCACTGGCTGCCCACTCGAGAAGCGTGGACTAAACATTTTTTGCCACAATGCCCAGATAATCTTGTTATAAGATTCAGTGCACCGATGGTTGATCAGGACGCCCCGGGCTCATGGCCTAACACTAGCACCGTGGTAACGGCTGGCGCCACGTGTCCCGCTCCGACTCAAGAAAATGAATGTAAAGACTGCAGGGCCTGTTGGGATCCTGAAGTCAGGAACGTAGCATATGGTCAACATTAAATTTAGAAGAGAGATCCACAACATCCATAATGCATGGTGCCGTGAAAACGGTTACCCGGTCAGGGACTACAAGCCCGGTCCAGGCAGGCCCCAAGCTACAAGCTACAAGCGCCAAGCGAGTAAAGCTTCAAGCGGCAAGCCTCAAGCCCCAAGCTGCAGGCCTCAAGCTTCAGGCCACAAGCCTCAAGCTGCATGATACTAGAACCTTCATAAAGTTTCAGGCCACAAGCGTCAGGCGTCTTAATGCAGATGAAACTATTCTTAGGATGCTTATAATGATAGGCAATTTGATGCGCAGACAGAGCCACCTTGTTACGCATACTAACCTTGAACTCAATTGTAAAATAGAACTGATTAGCATTGTAGCACAATG